CAGATAATGCGTGTGCTTTAGCTACTTCATCTACTGAATCAAATACTTCTTTATAATTTACATAACCTACATCAACATTTCTTTTACTTGTAAAAATAGCATCTTCCCATTTTGCAGGTACAGTTTTTTCCATTTGTTTAATTAACTTACTATCTACATTTGCTTTTTTAGCTCTTGCAATAACACCTGCTTTTACTTGTGCATCAGAAGATTTAATTAAACTAGCTACTTTATTCCAATATGCTTGTTTAAATACAGGAGATCTGGAAAGTTTATTTGTAGGAGCTGTCATAAAAAAGTAAAACATATTTTCTATTACTTGGTCATAGCCTTGTCCTATTTTACTTTGAAAAGCAAATTCTCCATATTGTGTACCACCACGACCTTTTAGAGCAGCAGGTAACACATCTTCAAATTCATCAAACAATCTTGTATATAATTTTCTAGCACCTTTAGTAGTTCCTACATTCTTTATAGGAGTTTCTTTATACACGCCTGTTTTTAGAATGTTAAGTAATTCATCATTTCCAGTTTTAATTATGGATAATGTTTCTGGATTTATTTGACCACCTGTCTTTATGTGAATACGACCATTTACAAAATCTACAAGTTTATCACTAAATCCTTGATCTCTATAAACTCTTTCATAAAACTCACCTTGTTTAGATATTTGATTAGCTATTGAATTTTCATCAAACCTTGTTCTCCAAACAAATTCTTTAGCTGCTTCAACACCTTCTTCTAGTATCTTTAAAGCTAAAGGATCATTCATTAATTGATCATATTCAGTTTGCATAGAATTTATATATCCCCTTCTAGTACCAGGATCATTTTTATAAAATACTGCAAAGCCCTTAGATGCTAAATTAGGATTTGATTTTCTTAATCCCTGCCAACCTTTTACAGAACCACTCATAGCATCAAAAAATTCTCTCATTACTTCTGTTTCTTTACTTGTAAGATTTACAATGTCTAATAAATCTCTATCACCAGAGTTCATAAACTTTTTAATTGCTTGAAGCATTGTTATTTCTTCACCTTTAAATTTAAACCTTTTTGGTAAATCAGGAAATTCTTGGAATATAATATTTTCTATTTGTGTATCTGAAACACCATCATCTATTTTTTTTAATATTTTTAAAGTTCCTGTTGGATCAAGTTTTTTACCTGTCATTAATGCTAACCATCTTCTAGGACTTAATAAACCATCATATCCTTGAGCCCACAATCTAACTTGTTCTTCTCCTACAACACGAACTGTCCAAGCACCACGAAGTAATACTGCTGGTTTCCAAACACCAGTTATATATTTATCTAACATAAGCTCTATGGCATCATTATCTAAATTCAAATTCTTTTGAAATTTAGTTAATGGATTTCTTCCTAATACATCTTTTTTAAATATGTTTGTTGCTTTAGCCATAAGTGCTGGTGGAATAGTAGGAATCCAATTTTGTGCTAATTCAGTTTCTAATCTAAAACTAGGTATATCAAGTATCTCATCATTAACATATGCTGAAAATGCTTTACCCATATTAAATGCTTGACCTTGTTCATCAACAAAATTTAGCCCACCTTCTTTCCATTCCTTTTGATATATTCTTGTAATCTTATCTATTACCTTTTTAGATAATTCATCATCTCCTACTTCTTTAGTTAATTTTGTTCTCCAAGCTCTAACAGCACTAGCGTTTGCTTTGAATATAGCGTTAGCTGCATTAAAAGTAGTTTCAGGTTGAACTATTTGACCTTCAACAAGATCTACTCCAACCTCTAACAACTCATCTCCAACTTTTTCAAATTGAGAAGTTCTTAATGCTAATTCTGTTGAATCACTAACTGGTGGTATTTGATCAATATCATCTGCAAACTCTCTTAATATTCTGGCTCTTTCATCAGGTGCAATATCCATCTGTCGCATCATATTTCTTAAGGTAACAAAAGATTTTTCCATATTTGATGGATCATATCCAGAATCATATAACTTAGAAGCTAGTCTTACTATAGGCGACCATTTGTTGGTATATCGTATTGAAGGACCAAGACCAAATTGTGCTAAGTCTGCTGGAGCACCAACCATTTTATTAAATATTTGATTAGTTCTATTAGGACCTCTGCCTAATTTATAACTATCAAATAATCTTGTAGCAAAAGGTATTTTTTCATCTATGTTTCCAGCAAAATATTTATATAACAATTCATACATATCATCTTCATCTGTTGTTCGTGCTATCTTTGATAATTGACTTAAGTCATCTGATTTTAATAAAGAACTAAGAGTGTCTATATTTCCAGCAGGTTTAGTAACATCATCACTTTGTGATGCAAACTTAATAAGGTTCTTTCCTTTGTTAGATTGTAAGAAACCTTCTACGCTGTAACCACCTAATCTTGGAAATCTCTCTAAAACTGTCTTTCTTATTCCACCTCTTATTCCACCCATTTGTTGTAATGTATTTATACCATCTGAACCAACAACAAACTTTCTAGCTCCACCTGCAATACTCTGTGCTTTCTGTGCTTCAGTAACATACTTAATTGACTTAGCACTTTTAGCAGCAGCTCCTGCTCCAAACAATAACCAGTTAGCAGGATCTAATGCAAGAGTTCCAACAAAATCAACAGAACCAGATACATTTCTATAACCTGTTGTTCCTGGTTCTATAATGTCCATAGCCACTAAAGGTTCTGTAAAAATACGACCTAATGTAACAAAAGGAACTTCCCCTCTTGCTGTTAAACCTGCAGCAGTTTCTCCTCTAAATTGAACTCCTGTTCTAGCTTGTTGTCTAGCTATATCTGTTATTGGAGCACCAACCATTTTTTCAGCTATGCCTAATGCAACTTCAGGATTAACACCTCTTTTGATTAATTCTTTGTATTCATCAGAATCTTGTATTGGTGTACTTCTAGGAATGATTCCTTCACCTAAGTTTATTTCTTCTCCCTTTAATGCACTACGAATAGCTAAAGTAAAAGCTGTATCTCCTACTTCTTTTCTTATATCATCAAACTCATCAAATATTTCTCCTACTGCTTGAGAACTTGTTTTTCCTTCAGACCTTTTATCGCTATATCTTTGACCTATTTCTACAGGAAATCTAGCAAACAACTGTCCTTTAACAAAATCTAATCCTGCATCAAAAGCTAAAAAAGTTCCTCTACCAACTCCTTTTAATTTGTCAGTAAACCTAGACCACATTGTTGTATTTTCTGCTGTAACCTGTCTTGAAATATTATCAATTAATCTTGGATCAACTTCCATTATGTCTTGACCAATTAATCCCATACCTGCTGATATGTTTGCTGGTATATAAGGAGCTACTTGTAAATTACGAACTGCAAGTCTTGCTTTAAAATCACTATCTTGTGAAAGTAATTTTTTTAAATTATTAAACCTTTGGTCTTTAGTAAGTATCTCTTGTTCAAACTCATTTTCAAAATTCGGATTTTCTGTATTTATCATACCCCACCTTGACCTCTTAAATACTTAAGAAGCATAGGATCTGGGTACACTGCATATATTGCTCTTAATAACATATCTGGATCATCTTCTACAGAACCTGTAGGACTTGCACCAGCACCGAAAGGTAGCCCTGATGTAACAGGTTCATTTGAAAACTCTGTTTCAGAAAAAACATCTATGTTAGGTGAAGGTCTTTTGGTAGGTTGAACATTTGGTGAAGGAGCATTTGGCATACCAAAAAGATCTGCTTGTTGTTTTAATTTTTCTCCTTCCCCATAAGTAACACCTTTAGCTAAACCTTTAACCATACCACCAGGGTTTCTACCTGTTGAATAAGAAGAACCATTAGTTGAATTTGGACTTACACCTTTATTTGAATTACTCCTCGTTGCCATCTTCATCCTCATCATAATAAGCAAATGTTGAACTAATAATCATATAACCAAATGGAAACACCATTGGAGGTAGTTGGTCAGTAAATATTGTTGGTTGTTTTAAATTTTCTTCTAATAATATATCATCACCTTGTTCATCTACATCCCATAAAGAGTTATGTACAATATCTGCAAATTTTTTATTAATATTCATTATCCACCCATTCCTTGTAACATCTGTGCAATTCCAGGTGGAGGTCCTTGTGGTGGCAAAGTTCCACCTGGTCCTGCTTCTTCTACGAAAGATATTTCTTCTTCTGTCATTTGTGGTTCTTGTGGCGTAAAAAACTTATCTAAAATATTTTGTACATCACCAGGATTTTTTCTAATCTCAACAATAGCCATTGTTGCTCTTTGATCTCCTGCTTGTGATTGTGCAAGTAAAGTATCAAATAAAACTTTATCTGCTTTCTCTCTAGTTATTCGTTCATTAACTCTAACTATGTTATCTAACCCATCAAGATTTTCTTGTAAGGTTTCTGTGTCTATGATACCTGCTTGAAGTAATTGCAGCCCTGTAACTATCTTCTGTGGTTCATCATAACCAGCCATAGCACCATACACTCTGCGTGTCTTGTAATTAAAACCTATATCTTTCTCTGGATCATATTTTTCTGAAAAGAATTTATTATTTGAATATCCTGATAAATGTTTTGGTTTACCACCATACATAATGTTATCCCACTCAAGTCTTTTAGCATCTGTCTGTTCTATAGCATCAGCCATAATGGTATGATATTCTCTAATCATTAATGACATACTTGCACCTAGTTCTTCTAAACCTCTACCAGTAGCAAAGCTAAGTGGAGATTGTGAGTCATCAGTAACTGGATATGCTCCACCAACTCTTAGTTGTCTTTCAACTCTATCTATCTGTTGGAAAATCTGATAAGGAACATTTGATGCAGGTTTGGAAACCTGTGTACCAGGAGCTAAATAGTTTACAGCAAATCTACCTTTTCTATATTGTCCTGATTCAAGTTCACCTGAAATGTTTGTTTCAGTAAATACTGCATCTTCCATAGCAATAATGCTCATAACATTAATCTTTGCCATAGCTGCCATTAATCCAATTATTTGGTCATACTGTCCTTGTAGCTGATCAAAAGAAAATTTCTTTGCTACAACGAAAGCAGGACCACTTTGTAATGGATTAGGAATAAAATCAAATATCTTTCCAGATGACATATGAAATATATAAGTTCCTTCTTCATTATAAAACTCTGATAT